CAAAAACTGTAAATCTAGGTACTGGGGGCGCAGCCAGTTCAACTACTAACGTAAACATCGGTAGCAGCAATGGTGGTACTACCACTATCAACTCTACAACGTGCGCAATCAGCGGAGCTTTAACTGTCAGCGTTAATAATGCCGTGAGTGCTGCAGGTTCTACACAAGGAACAGCCACAGCGATTACCACAGATCTAGCAAACGTCACCACAGTAGCAGCCAGCACTGGGGTTATACTGCCTACAGCCAGTGCTGGCAGAAAGATAATAATTCGAAACAGCGGTGCAAACACATTGAGAATATATCCGGCATCTGGTGCCCAGATAAACAGTTTAGGAACTAATGCTTTTTTTAGTTTAGAAACTTCAACTACGCTGGAATTTATTGGATTCAGTGCTACACAATGGTATACATTAAATGCTACATTCGCTTAATCAGATCAAATCGATCACATCAAATACTGTTTGTAATTTAGATCTTATAGTTCTGTTTGAGAAACTGTTGCGGAGGCCTTGATGTAGGGGCTTAGGTGCATTCTCTGCGGTAGTCCATGCGTAGCCCATGTGTTCATCGCTGAGATCGGGTATGAATTCGTTGTCTATTACGCAAAGATAAGTGTGAAAATGGAAAACACTGTCATTGCTGACAAATGTTTCCAAAGGCATAGCCTTTAAAATTTTAGGTACGAATCCAATTTCTTCTTCTATTTCTCTTTGTAGTCCCTGCCAAGGAGTTTCTTCGCCTAGATTAGTTCCTCCTACTAGGCTCCAAGTACCTTGATGTTTACCGTTGGCTTTTTGTAATAATAAAAATCTTTTAGTAGATTTAGCATAGAACAGCGCACCGCTACAGACTATGCGATCATTAGAGCTCAAGTCGCCACTCCCCTCTGCGATATATGCCTTCAAAACTCTTGACCCAAGCCACCCCGTTCCATTTATACTGCACATCCGGTCGGCCTGGGAATACATTAGTTTGATATATCAGAATGTCTGTGTGCTCTTTGGCGCTGAATATCACCGACCATTTGTCGTCTGACCATTCTATGATATCATTAGCGGCTGCTATTAAATCTGTTCCGTCGGAGTTTTTCCAAGCATCAGCGCCTCCCCAATCGCTGCCTAACTCTGGAGTTTCGTTTTGATATATCTCGTATGTAATCTCTGTTCCTGCAGGTACGGGATCATCCAACAATATATAATAATTTCCAGTATCGACGTTATTTGGTATTCTTAAATTTCCGCTGCCTACTTCAACACCGTTTACAAAAACTCGATGACCGTCTACTTTTCGATGCAACACATTAGTGTTAATTCTTTGTAAGGGACGTTCTGCAATGAAGGAATCTCTGACTCCTCCTCCTATATCTTCTAATATCAAATATCTAGTTCCAGCGACAGTTACAGCAGGTAATCCCGATCCAGGACCAGTCCTGTGCGGATCTATGATTCCATCAAACGTGCCTCGACCTGTATCATTGTCATAGTCAGGATCGATGCTTTCGATCCTACCACGGCTATCAATGATGGTGTTTGATGGATAAGTGTCTTCATCCCAGCTGGCCACCATGATAGTTTCATCTAGGGAATTTAGTGCTATGTAACCTACGACATTAGATCCGTTAGGTTGTCTGAGATACAATCTAGTCAAGCTGGCTTTATATATGTCAGGATTTTGATCTATAAGCATGGTCCATGCTAGATCTATACCTTCACTGCTGATCAATCGTACAGTGCCATTTAATACTTCTATGTCATAATTTCCGATAGTGACGAATTGACCGAACAATGGATTAGACGGTTCTCTAAGGCCGGCGCCGGGATCTGTACCTAATCCGTCGATATAGTTTCCATAAGGATCACCATCACCTCCAAATATATTAGCTATTATGCTAGTGACCACACCTAATCTCTTGACCTTAGCTGGGGGACTGATGTAGATAGGTGTGGACAATGCTAATGTAGCGATATCTATTTCTGTGGCCGACCCCACAGGAACAGATCTACTGCTATAGGTCACGGTGTTAAGATCGACTACACTGAGGCTCGTCCAATCTATGTAATTATCTGTGGTTTGTATTTCTAGGCTGGGATTAAACAATACCAATATCTGTTCTAATATCTGTAATTTCTGTTCGTTACTGCTGCTCCATATGTCTACTTTGAAAGTTAGTTTATAAGGAGTAGGCATTAATCGTTCGACGGTATAATTTTCTCCCTGGGTATTGAGATATTCTCCTGTGCTTTCATCTACAGCACGCTCTCTGATATGCAATTTTCCAACAAAACTAGCATCTGCTAATCTACTGGTATCTAATTCTATATCAGTGATGTAGACAGCTATCTTAGGAGAAGCCTGCACAGAGTTTTCGCTGTTTTGGTTAAGTATCGCAGCCACTTGTCTGTCGGCATCACCATAAACTACAGGAATTCTTACCAAAGTTCCATCGGCATACTTAACTACAAAATTACTTAATAATCTAATTATTTGAACTAGATATCTACGTATTTGGCCATCATAAAAATATTGCATTATAGATCCGCCCTAGGTTTGACAGCCTTAGACAAGGCCTGTTTTTCTTCTATGCTCGATTCGTATAACTTCCAATCTATTTGTTTGCCCGCAGCCACGGATTCATTAAATGTAAGTAAGGCTTTGCCTGCGGAATTCGTTACCGTGACAGGAATTTGTGCTATATTGACTATCAATGCTGTGGCATACATGGTACTGACGTAGTCTATAGTAGTTAGAATTTGATTCGTAGACGTTGCCAATGTCACGGTATTTGACCCCAATAAATTAACGCCGGTTCTTTTCTTGTTATTGATAAATGTTCCTTTTTGCGTGAGACGATTTTCAGAATCTAGATTAGTGGGATCATCGCTGGTCATAGTGGTTCTAACAGCATCTTCTCTACGTACCCATCGGCTTCCATCAAAACGAAACAGTCTATTAGGGAAGAAATCTGTTCGTAGGAAATAGTCTCCTTCGTAGGGATTATTAGGAAATGTGATTCCGTGACCAAAGTCTACTCCGTTAAGCGGGATACCATCACCTAATAGATAGCCAGCATATCCCGATCTTTTGGGCCTTTGCGCTATCCTACTAACATCCAGACTAGTTTCGTCCACACTGACATCAGTTTCATCTACCGTCTGCAGAGCAGCATTTCCTCGTTCATCTACTGCTAGAGTATAAAGATGCTGCGTTTCGTACCCGCTTTTAGGAGCGTTATTTTCTGCTTCTGCTAACACAGCATCATTAATCTGGAGTGATCTGCTTTGTGTGCTAAGAAGATCTCTCAACGTATCGCCCCCATATATCGACCAAGCACTATCGTCCGATGGACTCAACATAGTGCCGTCGGGAGCAACGAAACCAGGTTTAACTTCGTAGAGTGTGCCTTGATACCGGACGATCTGGCCGGTAAAATATTCCGTACCTTCTACGTAATCACCAACAAAATTAGCATCCTGATCTGTGGGTTTAGTAAAAATATCTGCAAACTGTTGACTGTCTGCAATTTTAGTAAGTTTTAATCTATAAAGATGCGGATACCATGTTGGACTAAATCCTTCGGCCGCTCTACCTACATCGCTAATCACATAATATCTAGGCAAGCTAACATCAAAGGAACTTAATGCAAATTCATCTTTGAGATGTGGGATTTCTATGACATCACCGCTGATTGGTTTCCTGCCCACCGTGCGAATAAAATCATTGATATGTACAGTCATGAAAACCGTGTCATTGTCGATAAACAATCCAAATTGGCTTAGATTGAAATCTAAATCCTGTACATTATAAACAGCACGTAATCTATAGATACTGTCATCGTATTTGCGGTCACGATTTTCAAGAAAAACTAGATCTTGTATCTGTGTTATATCTTTGAAGGTAGTCCCGTCATTGGTTCCGATATATTTATGGAGGTAAATATCCGTTCCCCCCACTTGGAAAACTTCGCTGATTTCTCGATCTAGAAACTTGTAATCGTTGCCTTTTTCTGGGCGGTAAAGTGATAAACGGGGCATAGTAGTATATTTAGCGCTAAATAATAATGGAGAACAAAATGTCCCAATCTAATACTCAATCAGAAAAACAAAAAGTCTACGATTACGTCAGAGCCATGTTAGGAGACGGCATGATTGACGTAGAGTTAGATCCCATACATTACGAAACTGCCCTTGACAGAACAGTATCAAAATTTCGCCAACGTAGCCCTAATGCTGTTGAAGAAAGTTATATGTTTTTAGAATTGAAAAAAGACACCAATGACTACAAATTACCCGATGAAATCATAGAAGTGCGATCAGCATTTCGTAGGACATTAGGTTCTAGGACAGGTGGCGGCACAGGTACAAACTTCGAACCTTTTAATCTAGCCTATACTAATACATATCTTCTAAACAGCACCATGCTAGGCGGTATAGCTACCTATGAAATGTTTGCACAGTATCAAGAAATGGTGGGACGTATGTTCGGTAGCTATATTGAGTTCCAATGGATTCCGCACAGCCATACATTTAGGATGTTACAACGTCCTTTTACAGAAGGCGAAGTAGTGATGTTACGCACATATAACTACAAGCCTGACTATATTTTAATCGACGATGTCTATGCCAGCCAATGGATTAAAGATTACACTCTGGCTATATGTAAGGGCATCCTTGGAGAAGCTCGTAGTAAATTTGCTAATATCGCAGGACCGCAAGGTGGTACACAACTCAACGGCGGTGATCTAAAAGCGGCCAGCAAAGAAGAAATAGAAAAGCTAGAAAAAGAACTCGAAACAGCAGTGCCGGGCGGTACAGGTTATACATTTATCATAGGTTAACATGAAAGTTAAAGAAATCATTTCAGAGGCTACCCAGGCAAAATTAACTAAACGACAAAGTCAATCATCTCGAGGTATTAATACATTTGGGGATGCAGAACGTGCTAACAGTGATTATGTCCAGTTTAGAGTAGGTATGGCTGTGGCCTGTACCGATGGAAAGATCGTTCCGGACGTTGATAGAAAATCCTGGATCGGAAAAAGAAAGGCAGCATTTCCATATACTAAAGAAGAACAAGAAATGTTAAAAATAGCCTATAAAGTCGCTGGAGCAAAGTACGATGATCCTAACCACGGAGATATGCGTAGCCTTGAGCTAGATACTACAAACAAAATCAGCCCAGTTGCTAAACCAAAACGCAACAAATATGGCGTATAAAAATTTGACGTACCGAGAATAAAACCTATAAAATATAGCATCACCGGGAGATGCTATGATTATTGGGTTCGTTGGATTTATTGGTTCGGGCAAAGATACTGCCGCAGATTATTTGGTTAACTTTCACGGATTCCGAAGAGACAGTTTTGCTAACACGCTGAAAGATGCTGTGGCTGCTGTTTTTGGTTGGGATCGTACACTATTAGAGGGAAGAACCAAAGAAGCCAGAGAATGGCGAGAACAAGTAGATCCTTGGTGGTCGGATCGCTTAGACATACCCACTCTAACCCCTCGTTGGGTGTTACAACATTGGGGCACAGAAGTTTGCCGCCAAGGCTTCCATGATGATATCTGGATCGCTAGCTTAGAAAATAAGATGCGTAGAACCACAGATAATATCGTAATTTCTGATGTGCGTTTTCCTAACGAAATTAACGCTATTCACAGAGCAGGTGGTAAAGTAGTCCGTGTAATTCGTGGGCCTGATCCAGAATGGTATCAAGATGCGTGGAACATGAATCAAGGACCTAATAATATGAATTGGGCTGTTTCTAAGATGAAGATGGACAGACTAAAAATACACACTAGTGAAACTGCATGGGTCGGCAAAAATATTGACTTAGAAATTGACAATAACGGAACTATTAATGATCTATTTAATCAGATTAAAAATCTGGTTGAAGACCGCCCTGTTGCCATTTAAATCCGTCTTTAGATAACACACGCTGACAATTAGCACAGACGGTTTTTAAATTATTTAAACGACTGTTATTTAAATTTCCGTCTAAATGATAGACATTAAACTGTTCTTTATATCTGCTCTTAAAGCCACAGACATCGCATAAATTTTTCATACGATACCCATCTTGATACCATCTTGGTATTCCTTTGTTTAGACCGCCGTTGAGGCAGATTTCGCACTTTTTTCGATAATAGATCTTGCCGTTCTTGACATAGTTGATGGCTGCGGGCCTAAATCCACAAATACATAACGGTCTGTTCATAAAAGTATTTATTACATACCTTTTCTTCCCCTTTTTTGTTGTGTATTACTAGCCCATTTTAAGAAAATGCGCTAAATACTACTAGAACACGAACACCTTAGGAGAAGCTATATGGCATTAAGTTCACCAGGCGTAGAAGTCAAGGTCATCGACGAATCGTTTTACACTCCAGCAGAACCTGGAACGGTTCCTCTGATCGTTGTCGCTTCCGCTGAAAATAAATCTAATGGTGCAGGGGACGGAGTTGCTCCAGGCACAATAAAAGCCGATGCTGGTACAGTATATTTGATCACTAGCCAGAAAGATCTCGCAGACACATTCGGAGATCCAGTATTCAAGACAGATTCAAACAACAATCCTATACATGCGGGCGAGCAAAACGAATACGGTCTGCAAGCAGCTTATAGCTTATTAGGAGTCAGCAACAGAGCATTTGTTGTTAGAGCAGACCTTGATTTAAACCAGCTTAATGCCAGTGCAACTGCACCAGCAGCAGAACCAAATAATGGAACATATTGGTTAGATACTGATAATACAGCGTTTGGTATCTTTGAGTGGAACGACGCTCCTATCACATCATCCGGTGGGCAAACATTTACTAATAAAGTTCCTTTAGTTATTACTGATCCTACTAAGATAGATCAGTCAACCGGAGGTCCAGCTGCTTCTGTAGGCAAGAATGGCAGCTATGCTGTCGTTACTGTGCGAGATAGTTCTTACACAGATGACGATCTAACATACCAGCATCCTATGACTGTTTGGTACAGAAACAGCGGCGGAGATTGGGTTCAAGTTGGTTCGGCACAGTGGGCAACTGGTGGGAAAGATCTAGCCATCCAACCTCATACACAGGTACCACAGTGGAAGCGTGCAGTCGGTGATCCTTCAATCGCTCCTACAGGATCTGTGTGGATTAAAACCACAGAACCTAATCTAGGAGCTCGCTGGAGACTGAAAAGGTATAATAGCACCACACAACTGTTTGAAGATATCAGCGCACCAGTCTATCAAAACGCATTAGAAGCACTATTTAAACTGGACAAAACAGGTGGTGGCGAGAATCTAGCAGTTGGATCGGCATTTGTTCAATACGATTACACTATCGAAAATCTTTTAGCAGATTTTAAGATTTTTAGAAGGAAATCAGCAGCACCAACCACGATCAAATCAACAAAAGTAACAGCTTCTACTTTCTCAGCAGGTACAGTTAATTTTAAATTGGCTGAATCCTTAAAAGGACAACAGGCATTAGCGGCAGATAAAACAATCACGGTAACTGTAGCTGGTACCATTAATGATAGCAATGCCATTGCCGCAGCTATCAACATAGCAGGATTTGTTAACGTTGAAGCCAGCGTAGACAGCCAAAACCGTGTAGTGATCGCACATGCATTAGGTGGAGAAATGCACCTCGACGACGGAACTGGCACCCCGTTAGTTGATCTAGGATTTAGCCCATATGATCCAGAAACTGGCAATGGTACAGTAAATCTTTACACAGATTTAGACGGCGATCATGATTTCGTAGCCAGCCTCTGGGAGCCATTGACCTACGTGGCAGGCGGCACGGCACCAACTAGCCTCACAGCAGATGGCACGCTGTGGTATAGCTCTGTGATCGACGAAGTAGACATCATGATCCATGACGGAACTAAATGGAGTGGATATCTTAATGTCTATCCTAGCACCAACTCAAATGGTCCGATCGTTGCTGCCACGAAACCAGAAACACAGAGTGATGGTACCGTGTTAGAAACAGGAGACTTGTGGATAGATACCAGCGACATCGAGAATTTTCCAGCTATCTATAAATTCAATAAAGATTTATTGAAATGGTTCTCAGTTGACAAGAGCGATCAAAGCACAGAAGACGGTTGTTTATTTTCTGATGCACGTTATAATACGGCTGGCGCAAACAGCGATACTGCTGGCGCGATTACAGACCTACTAGCCAGTGATTATGTCGATACAGATTGCCCCGATCCTGCATTATATCCGAAAGGTATGTTGTTATGGAACCTCCGTAGAAGCGGATTCAACGTCAAGAAGTATGTAAGAGACTATGTCGATCTAACTGCTGACAACGTTCGATTTAACGACGAATCACAGGCTAACTATTACCCACATCGTTGGGTAACAGAATCAAGCAATCAAGATGACGGTTCCGGAACATTTGGTCGCAAAGCTCAACGAAAAGTAATTGTACAGGCCTTGCAAGCTACGGTTAATAGTAATCAACAAATCCGTGACGAAGAAAGTCGTGTGTTTAACTTGATCGCTTGTCCGGGATATCCAGAACTAGTCGGTGAGTTAGTAAGTCTAAACTACGACAGAGGCCTAACAGCATTCGTAGTTGCAGATTCGCCGGCAAGATTAACGCCTGATGCAACATCATTATTAAACTGGGGTACGAATCAGCGTCTAGCACTAGAAGACAATGATCTGGGTCTTGTATCTAGTGACGAATATCTAGGTTTTTATTATCCATGGGGATTTACCAGCGATAACTTTGGTAACAACGTTGTTGTGCCTCCAAGCCATATGATGCTGCGCACTATCGCATTAAATGACCAAGTTGCTTATCCATGGTTCGCACCAGCCGGCGTAAGGCGCGGCGGTATCACAAATGCTACAGCAGTTGGTTATGTTGATAGCGAAGGCGAGTTCAACAGCGTGGCTCTAAACGTTGGACAACGTGATACGATGGCCAGCGTTAAGGTCAATCCGATCGCGTTTATCACAGGAACAGGTCTGGTTGCCTACGGCCAGTACACTAGGGCTCGTGCAGCTTCTGCATTAGATCGTATCAATGTAGCACGTCTAGTGGTATATTTACGCAGACAGTTAAACGCATTGGCTAAACCATACATTTTTGAACCTAACGATAAGCTCACCCGAGACGAGATCAAAGGTGCAGTAGAAAGTCTATTACTAGAATTAGTAGGTCAGCGTGCTCTGTACGATTATCTAGTAGTTTGTGATGAATCAAACAACACACCTGCAAGAATCGATCGTAACGAGTTATATATTGATATCGCTATCGAACCAGTCAAGGCTGTGGAATTTATCTATATTCCACTACGCTTAAAGAACACCGGCGAAATCAAAGGTTTAGGTTAATTTAAAGGATAACATATTATGGCAATTTCAACACTATCTAAATTCACAGTCCCGTTAGCCAGCGATCAATCAGCTAGCGCCCAGGGCCTGCTGATGCCTAAACTAAAATATCGTTTCAGAGTTAGTTTAGAAAACTTCGGTGTTAGCACTCCGACTAGTGTGATCACAAAGCAGGTCGTGGATGTAACCCGTCCTAACTTGAGTTTTGAAAATATCCTGCTAGATGTTTATAACAGCAAGGTGCATATCGCTGGTAAACATACATGGCAAGATATCACATTAAACTTACGTGATGATGTGACTGGAGAAGTTACTAAATTGGTCGGTGAGCAACTACAGAAACAATTTGACTTTTTTGAGCAGAGTTCTGCTGCTTCTGGTATCGACTATAAGTTTACTACTCGTGTAGAAGTGCTAGATGGCGGCAACGGAGCCAATGCCCCCACAGTGCTAGAAACATGGGAATGTTATGGCTGCTATGTTCTAACAGCAAACTATGGAAATCTAGCATACGGTGAAAATGCTGCCGCAACCATTGCTTTGACTATTAAATATGACAACGCAATACAAACACCACAAGGTACTGGTATTGGTACGGTCGTGGGACGAACAGTTGGAGTATTAACCACTGGTGGTGGTTCTTAATTAAAAAAGGCCGTTTTCGGCCTTTTTTAATGGCTAAAAGTAATATACGCAGTTTATCTTAATCAATAAATAATAGTATGACCAGCAAAGCATTAAGACAATTTGTATCGGGGTTAACTAATCCTAAAGGTAATGTCGGCGACTTCCAACACGCCGCGAGATTATTCGTAGACAGTGATCTAAGATTAGCGCCTAAACAGAAATTTCTGTATCATGTTAGTTTTAACATTAACCCTAATGCTCTTAAAAGTTTAAATTTTAAATATCAACACATCAACGAAATAAACATGCTGGTCAAGACAGCAGACCTTCCTAAGTTCACTGTGCAAACAGATACCCTTAATCAATATAATAGAAAAAAAGTAGTACAGGTTAAATTAGACTATCAACCAATACAAATAAAGTTTCATGACGATAACCTAGGAGTAGTAGGTCAACTATGGCAAAACTACTACGGATATTATTATGGGGATAGCTCGGCTGCAAGAATACCCGGAGCATATAACAGGAATGCCATGTTGAACTCTAATTTCATTAGAGGTCGTTACGGACTAGACAATAACAGCAGCATTCCATTTTTTACTGATATCACTATCTATCAGCTGGCTAAGAGAGCCTATTATAGCTACAAATTAATCAATCCTGTAATCACCGCATGGAGCCACGATAGCTTAGATTACAGCAGCAACCAGCCCTCAGAGCAATCAATGACATTGGCCTATGAATCCGTGGCATATAATACTGGATATGTTCGACCTGGAGATCCTCCAGGATTCGCTCAAGAACATTATGATAGAATACCAAGTCCTATTTCTTTAGCAGGCGGTGGAACAAGAACATTGTTCGGTCAAGCAGGTGTGCTTGCTGGTGCCGAGGCTGTATTCGGAGCGTTGAGTAGCGGAAAAGCTTTCGAAAGTCCGGCTAATTTTATCGCTACAGCTATTACAGCGGTTAATACATATCAAAATTCTAAACAACTATCGTCAACTGGAGTTAGGACAGAATTAGAAAATATCGCAGTAAAAGGTTTAAACAGTGTTTCACGGATAGGATTGAGCGGTATACAAAATACTTCCTTTCCTATAAGTAACCCCACTCAAACTACCAAAGCATTACCTTATTCACCATTTTAAATTTGTTTAATCGTTAATCATGGTTACATCAGCAGATAAAAATTTACCTACTAGATCTCCTTCGGACAGCAGCGAGGAAGTCAAAGATTTTTTTGACAAATATTTCCGTCATCAGGTAACGTTCCCTGCTAATCAAATTGATGCAGTAGTCGGATATTTTATTAAACGCGGGTTTGATGACGAAGCTGCACGTAGCACTGCTATAGTTTTATTAAACCAAGCTAAAATAGATGGTGTTAATGTGTTCCAATTAATTGATACCTTAAAAAATCTAACAGATCTGCAACTTAGTGCGGTAGTTACTGAGATTTTAAATTCTTATAGACAAAAAACCAGCAGCCTAGGTTATACTATAACTACCATAGAAGAAACTGCTGAAAGCCGCAATATTCGAGCATGAGTCGTTTCGCACAAGGCAAATATACGATAGCGAACCCGGAAAAGTATGTAGGTAAGAAAAATCCGACATATAGAAGTTCTTGGGAATTCCATTTCATGCGATTTTGTGATACTAATCCGTACGTTCAAAAATGGGCTAGCGAAGCTATTAGCATACCATATCGATGTCCACTAACTGGAAAACAAACTATCTACGTTCCTGATTTCTTTATACAGTATATAGATAAAAATTCTAAGATACAAACAGAATTGATCGAAGTTAAACCGCAAAATCAAACTCTACGAGAAAAAGTAGGAAAAAATAGAAATAATCAAATCCAATACGTGCGTAATTTAGCCAAATGGCGTGCTGCCCAAACCTGGTGCAAAGCTCAGGGAATAAAATTTAGGGTGATCAACGAACAAGAGTTATTCTACCAAGACAATAAAAGATAAGTAATATTATGACTAAAAAATTAGAAGAACTATTAAATCTTCCCGAAAGTAAAAAAATTATTAAGAAGGAAGAAAAACTAGAAACAAAAATAGATCCGGCTCCTCTACTAAGAGACATCGAAGAGTTTGATAAGATTTCTTCGGCTCTTCCACAGGTAAAAGGTCTGGGAGATTTAGCAGACGGAGAATTGGATTCCTTAGCTCAGCGTGCTACAGATGCCTACGACGATCTTATGGATCTAGGCATGAACGTAGAAGCAAGATATTCTGGTCGAGTTTTCGAAGTAGCAGCCAGCATGCTCAAAAATGCTATAGATGCTAAAAGCGCCAAATTAGACAAGAAGCTAAAAATGATTGAATTGCAGTTAAAAAAGCAACAGTTAGATCAAAAAGCCAACACAGACGATTCTATGGACATCCCAGGCAACGGATATATTATTTCTGATAGAAACAGCCTATTAGAAAAACTTAAGAATATTAAATAAATATATTATAGTAGGATTATATCATGAAATCATTTATAGAATACTTAAAAGAAAGCGCAGAAGAAAAAAAATACGTTTTTAAGATCAAAGTGGCTGGAGATTTGCCTGAGCACTGTGACGACTGTATGGAAGCTGCTTTACAACAGTTTAAGGTCAGCAGATTTACCAAAGGAAAATCAACTCCTATACAGGCTAATTTAATTGAATTTCCTTCTATAAAAAATTCTGCGATGACCGTGTTTGAGACCGAATTAGATTATCCGGCGACTAGCGCAGTAGTGGCAGAAATTTTAGCAAATGCCACAGGAATCAGCAGAGATTGTATTCGTGTTCGCACACCTTTAGAAGAAGCTGCTTTTGAAGCAGAACAGGTTCCTGAGAAAAAAGATAACAAGCCTCTTTTAACGCAAGACTATGCCAAAGAAAACAATCAAGGTATGGTCGGTGAAAAACATATCAGCAGTTTTTTAAAACAATTATCGAAAACTCGTAAAGAAAAACAACCGTTTCAATACAAAGGCGTAAATGATCAATTATTAGCAAAGTCTGCGCCTAAAGAAAAAATGGAAGAAATGCCCAGCGCAGGTCCTGCCCGTAGTATTTTAACACCAATAAGTGGAAAAGGAAAATGACTATAATCGAGGAAGTTCTAACAGTCAACATCGACGAACTACAGGCTAAAGAAGCAGATCAGGCTCCTTTGGTTGTTTTTGTTGATGAACACGCAATTTCTGTTGAACAACCAGAAATAAGTTTAAATGAGGAACTAACATGAACTTTCAAGAATTAATGCAACGGATGGCCGAACTAGATAAACCAGTGATCGAAGAACCAAATGAAGGTAACGCCTTTAGTGGAGCCCTTGATGCTGCCCGTGATGCTGGGGAAGATAATTTTGAAGTCGACGGTAAAACTTACAAAGTCAAGGAAGATGGATCTTTTGAAGAAGCCTGCGGACTACCTCCCCCAGGAATGTCAGACATGCCTGGCGGTATGATGGGCATGAGAAGCGGAACTCCTCCACAACCCGATAGCATCAATGCCAATGTCAGCTTGAATGCCAGCGGCAAAGGTGGTATCAGAGATTTGATGGATTTACTGCGCAACTTCGAAGGCGAAAAACATGAAATGCCTGGTTTCGGAGATGCTGATGCAGACGTTATAGTCAAAAAAATGTCTCCCCCGATGGGTTTAGATGACGACTTTGATAACGCCCCGGACGAGATATATCAGGGTGTTGATGCAGTAACACGCACGGGTGGAGACCTACATAGCAAAGGCATCGAAAAACCGGCGGTGGCAGGCGGTGGCAATCCTATGGCTGTAGAAAGTTTAAAGAAAAAACTTCAAGAACAATATAATCAAATAAAAAAAAAGGTCAATGACAAACCGCAAAAATTAAATCGCAATAATTCTAGAATTAGAGAAGAAAAAGCCACAGATTATCCTAGACATCGTAAAGTCGGCACAAAACCTGTTACTGGTCGTATTGTTGGTAAACCTGTTGGCGAAAGTATAGGTAAACTTATAGGTGCAGCCGCAGGCGGTGCCGGCCTAGCATCAGGAGCCAACTGGTTAAAAGACAAGTTTTCTTCAGATAAATCCGACTCAAATGAGAGAGAGAGAAATAAAAAACTACAAATGTATCTCAATAAAGAGTATAACGCTGGTCTTCAAGTAGATGGCATCATAGGCCCCAAGACCAGAGATGCCATAGATGAGTTTATGGAGGAATATACCATACAAAAAGGCGACACACTGACAAAGATCGCCAAAGCTAATGATACAACAGTCGATGCCATAATGAAGGCTAACCCACAGATCACTGATCGAAATAAGATCGCTGCCGGTGCCAGCTTAAATCTTCCTGGACAAAGTACTGCTTCATCTGCTGGTCAAGGTGCAAGTCCAGCAGATGAAGAAGTTCCTGCAATGCCAGATCCTAATCGAAGAACTGGTACTATGGCGCAAAGAGATGAGTGGCTTGCAAAGTATGGCAAGACACATAATCAAGATGGTACTCCTAAAGCGGGCGGCCGGGCCGCAAGTCCTGCATCACGATCAGCAGTACCTCAAACACAACCAGCAGCGGCAGCACCAGGGTCAGCTTCGGCTCCTGTTGTTGCTCAGTCAGGGGAGAAACCTTCTGAGGAACCTTCCTCAACTATGGATCCGGACCGACCAAATGTGGACGTACCAATTTTATCGAAGGGAGCCTCTGCTCCTTCGGGTTGGGGGGCTGGCGGGAAAGCGAGGGCGGCCCAGACGATGGCCGTAGAGGGGGTAGACCATATGAAGCTTCTAGAATCTTTTGAGAACAAGAGGACAGGCTCGCTTTTTTTTACTGCTTGGATGACTTTTCGTCCAGGCAGTAGTCATTCTGCAGACTCGATTGGTGCAGAGCCGTTGAATCTGTCTCCAGATTGGGGAGTCGATAAGAAAACTATTCAAAGTCAAACTATGTCTGGCAGTCGGAGGGGTAACGTGATCTTGGACTGGGTTTACGGCGGATGGGAGGGGCGAGGGACAATCTCCGATTCAGGCATATCTTTTAATCCCAGGGGGACTTCTCGACTTGTGGCTGGCTCGGCGGATATTCCCATTACCTTCAGTTATAAAGGCGAGAACTATAGTGGGCTATTTGTGGTTTTCTTTCGCGGAGTCAAGTCTGATCAAAAGAGCATGCGAGAATTCTTCATGAGTTACTTGAATGGCTTGGTACTTAGACCGGGAGTACAGATTGGTGGTGACACCGGACCGAGTGTGATCTATAGGCCTGTTACTTGAATATCTTGGTACTTAGACCGGGAGTACAGATTTCATGAAATAACATATATTATAAACGGGTAATCAAATAGGCTCTTCTGAGCCTATTTTTTTATTAAATAGAATATGTCTTCAAAAAGCCTAGACGGCGTCTTAACCAAAAAGGCGCATACTCGAGAAACGTTTACAGAGCAGCACATACAAGAGCTGGCTGCGTGTGCTAACCACGAATCCGGATATCATTATTTCCTTGAGCATTTTTTTTACTTACAGCACCCTATCAAAGGTAAAATGTTATTTGAGCCTTATGACTATCAAACAAGATTACTAGATGCCTATCATGGACATAGGTTTAACATTAACATGCTACCTAGGCAAATGGGCAAGACTACCTGTGCTGCAGGTTATCTCCTTTGGTATGCCATGTTCCGTCCTGATCAGACTATATTAATCTCAGCGCACAAATTTACCGGCTCTCAGGAGATCATGCAGCGCATACGATATGCCTACGAACTCTGTCCCGATCACATACGCTGCGGTGTAATCAACTATAACAAAGGCAGCATAGAGTTTGATAACGGTAGCCGTATCGTGTCGACTACTACCACAGGTAACACTGGTCGTGGTATGAGTATTTCACTGCTGTACTGTGACGAGTTTGCGTTCGTACCGCCTAACATTGCCGACGAGTTTTGGACTAGTATTTCGCCTACGCTGGCCACTGGCGGTAAAGCCATCATCACGTCTACACCTAATTCAGACGAAGATACATTTGCTACCATCTGGAAAGAAGCTAATAAGAAATTCGATGAATACGGAAATGAACAAGAAGTAGGCATCAACGGATTTTTTCCGTTTACCTGTGCATGGAACGAGCATCCAGACAGAGACGACGAATGGGCTGTTCAAGAGCGTAATCGGATCGGTGAAGAGCGTTTCCGTAGAGAATACGGCTGCGAATTCTTGGTTTACGATGAAACACTGATCAACAGCATATGCCTAGCAGGCTTAGAAGGAAAAGAACCTATCATGCGCATGGGTCAGAGTCGTTGGTATAAAAAACCCAGCAAAGAGTGCCTTTACGTAGTATCATTAGATCCTAGCCTAGGAACAGGAGGTAACAGCGCTGCCATAGAAGTCCTAGAGTTACCCACATTCATTCAAATAGCAGAATGGCAACATAATTTAACTCCGATACAAGGACAAATACGTGTGCTTAAAGATATGTTAAAATACATAGCAGACGAAGTCGGTGAAGAAAATTCCGGTAATATCTATTGGAGCATAGAAAACAACACAGTAGGTGAAGCTGGATTAGTTTGTATCCGTGACATAGGAGAAGAAAATTTTCCGGGGTTATTCCTTAGCGAGCCTGTACGCAAAGGGCATGTGCGTAAATTTCGCAAGGGATTTAATACCACACATGGAGTTAAAATATCAGCTAGTGCCAGATTAAAATATCTTGTCGAAAGCGGCAAGATGAAGATCGCTAGCAAACCTTTGATTTCAGAGCTAAAGGCATTTATCGCTACAGGTGTTAGTTTTAAAGCGAAAACTGGTGAGCAAGACGATCTCGTCAGTGCTATGTTGTTATCAGTACGCATGAGCCAAGTACTGGCAGACTGGGATTCTAGAGTGTTTGAAAATATCAGCACCGGAGACGGGCGAGAAGACGATGATTGGGAAATGCCCATGCCGATTTTCGTTTCTTCGAACTTAGGATAAATATCAGTATGGATAAAAATCTAGGTCTTATCGCTGAAGAGCTTTTTAGTAAAATACGTACTCAGTTCCCTAAAATCTCAACAAAGGACGCTGATCGTGAACCTACTGATGAGCCCGAAGAAGCACGTTTTTTTGATTTTGATTATGTACAAGATGGAAAAACTCTTGGACGAATCAGCATTAGCCTTTCCGACGATGACGGACTGGTCGTTATTTTTTCCAACGACATAGTAGAAAATCAAGGTGGATATACGAAAAAACTATTTTATAGATTTTTAAAAGAACTACGAGAATTCGCTAAACAAAAATTCATGAATTTTGATACTAGAGATGTATCTAAATCTAATCTTGAAAAAAGAGACTACAAAAACCTTTCAAAAAATATCGGAGAGAGTCAGATGACCGAGAGTAAACTATATGGTACTAGCATGACTAGCTATCAGCAATTAGGAGATACTAAATTAATTGTCAAACACAGTGCACCAGTAAACACTGAACTACCTGCTGGTAGGACACAGCGCATCGAAAGCATCTATGTTGAAAATACACAAGGAGAAAGATTCCGATATCCTTATAAACATCTCAATGGTGCCCGTGCCCTTGCACAGCATGTATCGCATGGCGGAACACCATATGATAGCATCGGACAGCATGTCATCAGTCTTAGTGAAGAAATGAGCAAGCTGCGTATGTTTAAGAGTTACGTAGATCGTAATCCCACTATCGCAGAGAATATCGGCAGCATACATACCAAAGTAGTAGAACGCATCGAAGAAGTTAAAAAACAAATTTTTGATCTTCAAAACGCAGGCAAATATAAGTCTTTTGTAGAAACTTTTGAAAACAATGAAGCGCAACAGATTCCAGAAGAAATAATGAACGATTGGATTGATCGACTGACTATCCGTAGCTTTAATGAAGAATTAAAAAACGTGTTCCCTTATATTTTTAGATTAGTCAATGAAGATGACATCCCCGTCAAGGAACTTTCAGTAGATGAATTGATGCAGTTCGGAGGAGAACATCAAGGATTCGGTGAGGCGGGCGGTTACGATCTCAACGATCATCCTCAGACTAAAGATTACGGCACAGGCAGAGATGAAAGTGAAGGTATAGAAGATCTCATGGCTGCTGTGGAAGAAGAAATCAACGACCCAGGAAAACATATCGATAATCTAATAGATGTCATGAACGCAACGATCGATGCTGCCGATTCGTCCGAATTTGAAAAGGCTCGTGCTGTCATCGGCAAATATATCGATTTAGTGATCAATGCCGATATGGACCATTACGACCCCGACGATGACGACCGAAGCAATCCTGCAATCCAAAGGATGACTCATGGGAACATCGCCCGCCATATCAGAGAGTATGATTTAACCGATTATCTAAATCATGCTTATAATATGTTAGATAAAGTTAATTCCACAGATGAAAATTATGATCTAAACATCAAAGAATTTGATCAATACGAACAAACGTTGAACAATATCATTGAAGGTACCGATATTTTTAGCGATGATGAAGCTGCTGCTACAGAAGCCATCGAAAAGTTAAACCAACTGCTAGCGAATCCGTTTCCTGTAGGTACAGACGGTACCAACGCTGTAGAAAGCCTCAGCGGCATCATCGAAGATGACGAACTGATGGATGTCTTTAAAGAATTAGCAGATATAAATTCTAATGCCGACATTAAAGATATCTTAAAAGATTACATCCAGATGAAGGACGAAGAGAACGGAACTGATATATTATCAAAGTTAACTTTTGACGCTGAACCTGCTGCTGAACCTGCTGCTGAACCTGCTGCTGAACCTGCTGCTGAACCTGCTGCCGCTGAGCAGCCAGTGACAGCAGGATACGAACCTGCAGCAGAAGGCAATGCTTTTGCTCAGGCAGTACAAAAAGCCAAGGCCGCTGGGATGAAACCCGGTGATAAGTTTGACGTCGGAGGAAAAGAATTTACTCTCAAAGATGCTATAGAAATGGCAGGATTAACAGTTGAAGATTTTTTTGGTAGTTCACAAAAATCTGCTCAAGGAGAGCTAATAGAATTCGTTAAATCTATGTATGATCAGAATACGGGTAATTTCCCCAAAGGTGAAACAGGTGTATTAATCGCTGTCGAAAAGAAATTTGGTGAAGGTGCAGTTCCAGTAGCACAACAAGTTATTGGAAAATTACAGAACATGTATGAAAGCCGAAGAATAATGAAACTAGCAGGATTGGCGAAATAATTCTTAAAATTCTCTTGCGGTGATAAATAAAAACGCATATAATAACATATATGCGTTTTTTGTTGGACACAGTGTCCAACAAATAAAGGCAAAAACACAAAGGCTAATATAGGAGAAAAATTATGGCATCTTTGGCAGAAATTCGTGCAAAACTAAAAGAGCAGGAACTACGTGGTTCCGACAATCAACGTTCAGGTGGTGATAATTCAATTTACCCATTCTGGAATCTCAAAGAAGGAAGCGAGGCAGTAGTTCGTTTCTTACCCGACGGCGACAGCGACAACACCTTTTTCTGGGTAGAGCGTGCGATGATCAAATTGCCGTTCGCTGGAGTTAAAGACTCAGCTGATTCTAAACAAGTCCAAGTACAAGTTCCATGCATGGAAATGTACGGTGCTACTTGCCCCATCCTCTCAGAAGTTCGAGGTTGGTTTAAAGACCCCAAATTAGAAGATATGGGACGTAAGTATTGGAAGAAGCGTAGTTATATCTTCCAAGGATTTGTCACAGAAGACGGTCTAAAAGAAGACGCTAAACCTGAAAATCCGATCCGACGTTTTATCATCGGCCCTCAGATTTTTCAATTAATTCGCGGTGCTTTACTTGATCCCGAGATGGACAATCTGCCTACTGATATCCTTCACGGTGTTGATTTTAAATTAATCAAAACTTCTAAAGGCGGATATGCTGACTACTCTACTTCTAAATGGAGTCGTCGTGAGCGTCCTCTCAGCGACGAAGAGCAGGCAGCTCTTAAACAGCACGGTCTCTATAACCTCAAAGATTTTCTACCTAAGAAACCCGGCGATGTTGAACTCAAAGTTATCAAAGAAATGTTCGAAGCCAGCGTCGACGGGGAACCATTTGATATGGATCGTTGGGGACAATATTTTAAGCCTGCTGGTATGAGCCAACAAACAGGCGATCCTATGGCAAAAACCAAAACAACTTCATCTACAGATGATGACGAAGCTCCTTGGGAGGAGCCAGCAGTTAAAACTGCCCCTGCACCGAAGCAAGCAGAATCTACAGCCTCTTCTACCGGAAGTAATGCCGCAGACATCCTTGCAATGATTCGCAATCGTCAAAAGCAATAATAGTGTTAATACAGGCGAGGAATATTCCTCGCCTGTAATCATTCGAGAGGAAAAAATATGGCAACGAAGGCATTTGATTTATCAAAATTTAGAAAGACTCTGACCAAAAGTATTGATGGATTAGGGGTAGGATTTAATGATCCTACAGACTGGATCTCAACAGGCAATTATGCCTTAAATTATTTGATTAGCGGAGACTTTCATAAAGGAGTACCTCTAGGTAAAGTCACAGTTTTCGCTGGAGAATCTGGAGCAGGCAAAAGTTTTATTTGTTCAGGAAATCTCATTCGCCACGCACAAGAACAAGGCATCTACGTTGTATTAATCGACAGTGAAAACGCATTAGATCAAAAATGGTTAGAAGCATTAGGTGTTGATACAAGTGAGGAAAAACTGTTAAAACTTAACATGGCTATGATCGATGACGTGGCTAAAACTGTTAATGAGTTTATGAAAGAATATAAGACCATGGAAGATCGTCCTAAGGTCTTATTTGTGATTGATAGTTTAGGTATGTTACTTACTCCTACAGATGTCAATCAATTTGAGGCAGGAGATCTAAAAGGTGACCTTGGCCGTAAAGCCAAGAGCCTCACAGCCCTGGTGCGCAACTGTGTTAATATGTTTGGTAGCCATAATGTTGGCTTGGTGGCTACGAATCACACTTATGCGAGCCAAGATATGTTCGATCCCGATGACAAAATCTCAGGGGGACAAGGCTTCATTTACGCAAGTTCTATCGTGGTTGCAATGAAAAAACTCAAACTCAAAGAAGATGATGATGGAAACAAGATTTCAGAAATACGCGGTATTCGTGCCGCCTGCAAGATCATGAAAACACGTTACGCCAAACCATTTGAATCAGTGCAAATTAAAATTCCTTATGAAACTGGCATGAACCCTCATAGTGGACTTGTTGATTTGTTTGAATCTAAAGGTCTTTTACAAAAAGATGGTAATAGACTTAAATATGTTGGATCAGATGGCGCAGAAATAAAACTTTATCGCAAGGAATGGGAACGAAACGAAGACGCTTCTTTGAGTAAAGTCATGGATGACCTAACAAAAAATCCTATAGTAAGGTCTAGCATCGATCTCGAAACTGGAGAAATTTTAAATCATGAATGAAAATCAAATTGCAGACATTTGGATGTTGTTTAAAGAATATACAGATAAAAAATCCTTAGATGTTTTAACAGAAAGATATATAGACCTTTTAGCTGACCACGGTGTCAGTGATAAAACATTAGAGGCAGCGATCGGATTTGATGAAGATTTAGATGAGGCTATTGAATACTATCTTGACCAAGACAGCGAAGAAAATTACGAAGATGAAGACAATTGGGATCACGATACCGATGAGGATTAAATGAGTTGGTATTCAAAAGTATCTAAAGATATTTCAAATATTCCAGATGCTGTGGCATATTTCGAGTTAGAATTGCTTGCAGCTAGAAAAGATGCTAATATTGTTGGAAATATTGAAAAATCGTCAGCTGCGATGCCTGGTATCGTAGAATTGAGGTTTTCACAACTACAAGAAATTGAAGCTATTCTGGAATATTTGAATATCGAACTACGAAGACTTCGTAGTCAAATTTTTAGAAAGTATCTTGAAACTTATCAACGAGCATTAAGCAGCAGAGATGTTGAAAAATACGTCGACGGTGAATCAGATGTCGTTGATATGGAGAAAATTATCAATGAATTCGCTTTATTGCGCAATAAATGGTTAGGCATCACCAAGGCATTAGAAATTAAACAGTGGCAATTAAGTAACATCATAAAATTACGTGTGGCAGGAATGGAAGATGCTTCTCTTTGATCGAAAGTAAAAATGACATTAGCCATAGATCAGTTTTTATTAAAGTTTCAAAATGACATCGATCAATTACCAACAAGAGATTGTCAAATTCTTCAAAGTTTGTCAACACAAATATCCCAGAATATATTTTTAACCGAAAATCAATCTAAATTATTGGTTAAAATTCTCAATGATAATTTTACATATTTTGAAAAAATCGAAAAAAATTTCAAAAAAATTTTAGAAGATAACCTTTGGTCTCAACCCTTTAGGATTTTACAAAAAATAAGAAAAATTTATGTGGATCCAGTCGATATAAAAATAAAAATCGAATTTACATTTAATAAATCTATAAAAGAAAGGCTGAGTTCATTAAATTCTAAAATAAACGGGGAATTATTGGCATACGGTTCAAAGTCTTGTAGTTTATACAGTGTACCATTGTCGGAAAACAATATTGATCTGTTGATTAATGAATTTAAAAATTACAATTTCGAAATAGAGGAGAAAATTCTCAATTTTCATCAAGAAATTAAAAATATTAGAAAAGAAAATCCTTATAATTTTGATATTTTTAACCTAAAAGATGAAAAATTAAAAAAACTCATCGAAGATGATGCCGGCGAAATAACTCATGATAACTTGATTATGCTACATGATCGAAAAATACGTTATCAGTATACAATTAATGAAAAAATCCCTGAAAAATCATTAAAAAATGAGATCGCCCAGCGAACTCGTAATAAGGTGTTTATCGATAACGAGAAATTTTCATTAGAAGAAGTCTTTGATGTTGTTAAAAATTTAAATAGATTTCCGATACTTATGATCTTCGAAGGACATGAGCCAATAAAAGATAAAAAATCTCTCGATTTATTAACTTTTTCGATGTCGAATTCCAAAATTTTAGGTGATGTTGGAATCTATTTCAGGCATCCAAATTCAGCTGAAGGTAATAAGTTTAATTCGAGCATAGCTGATCTAAGTTTTAATAAAAACCTTTCAGAAAATACAAAAATCGCCGCCATAGCTAATAACACATTACCAAAATTTATGATAAAAACAGGGTGGATCCCACAGACTATCATTAGTTTCACAAATAATTTTAAAAATAACAAAGCTTCAGCATATTTTTCTAATGTGGATTTATTAATTTATTATAATGATAAACAACCTCTAAATGGAGATATAGATGTCATCATGTAAACTAATAATAAAAGATGAAGTTAATATCAAACTAGAAGGTCTTCCTGTTGAGATAAGAAGAAAATTAGTTAATAACTTTAAATATGAAGTAGGCTATGCTAGATATCATCCAGCTTATAAATTAGGTCGTTGGGACGGTACAGTTACCTTGTTTGGTATGGGGGGTAATGGCTATCTTAATCAGCTTCCTAAGATTCTAGAAATACTCAACTCGTGTTCTGTGAGCATCGAGACCATCAATGATCTTAGAAATTCCGTCAAATTAAATTTTTCAAAAGTAACGGAAACATACTGGGCAGATCAAAATAAAGTATGGCCGCCAGGACATCCGGAATCGGGCAAACCTATAATTTTAAGAGACTACCAAGTCGATGCGATAAATCGATTTTTAGAAAATCCCCAGGCATTACAGGAAGTAGCTACCGGAGCAGGAAAGACCATAACCACTGCAACATTGGCACATCTATGTGAACCTCTCGGAAGGACCGTAACCATAGTACCTAACAAAAGTCTTGTTGAACAAACAGAAGAAGATTTTATCAATGTAGGGCTAGATGTCGGGGTCTATTATGGAGATAGAAAAGATCTAGGAAAAACACATACTATCTGCACTTGGCAGAGCCTTAATATACTAGATAAAAAAAGTAAAAATCAAGAACAAGAAATATTATCTCTAGCAGAATTTTTAGAAGGTGTTACCTGTGTGATAGTAGATGAAGTACATATGGCCAAGGCCGAAGTCCTAAAAAATCTATTGACACAAAATTTAGGCAATGCTCCTATTCGTTGGGGATTAACTGGCACTATACCTAAAGAACCATTCGAATATGAAAGTATTTTTGCCAGCATCGGCCCAGTGATCGGGGGAATCAAAGCTCACGAGTTACAAGAAATGGGTGTGCTATCTAATTGTCACGTAAATATAGTTCAACTAATCGATCTTCCTGAATTCCGAGGATACGCTGAAGAATACAAGTATCTAGTCACAGACGAAGATAGATTACGATATATCAGCAATTTAATCAAAGATATCAGTGAAAACGGCAATACTTTAGTGCTAGTAAATAGGATTGATAGCGGAAAATTCTTGACCAACGAAATACCGGACAGCGTGTTCATTTCGGGAGAGGTCAAGACCAAGGACCGTAAGGAAGAATATGATGAAGTTAAAATTAGCGATAACAAGATTATTGTGGCGACTTATGGTGTGGCCGCTGTGGGTATTAATATCCCTCGTATTTTTAATCTGGTTCTTCTGGAGCCCGGAAAGAGCTTTGTTAGGGTTATCCAATCTATTGGTCGAGGAATCCGTAAGGCAGAGGATAAGGACTTTGTCCAGATCTGGGATCTTACCTCCACGTGCAAATACGCGAAAAGGCATTTAACGCAACGGAAGAAATTTTATAAGGAAGCCAAGTATCCATTTACTTTAGAAAAAACATCATGGAATGGTTGACTTTTAAAATATTATGTTGTACTATCACAACATAGCAATAGGAATAATTGATGCAAATATTAACAATAGAAAATAAAACATTTGATCTAAACAATCTACCAGAAGAAGTAGATGACGATATGAGATTCGCTGTTTTAGACAACAGCGATCCTAAAAATCCAGACTTTTTCTTCATGCCGTTAGTTTTCTTAGAAAGTTTTAATTCTCCAGCTATGGTATTAAAAATAGGAGATGATGAAGTTACTATGCCGTTGGAATGGTGTATCGCAGTCGGTGATAGTCAAAGCGGCTGTGACATAGAAATTTTACCTTTAACTAGCTTAAATGATCGAGGATTTGAAGCATTATGCTTCAATCCTCTTAGCAGTTTTAGATTAGAATTTAAACCTATAGAAATCGTTAATTTTTACAACGATGTGAAATGGTATTTCCCTAAGATGAAAAATGGGCAACTTTTAGCAGTTCCTTTAGAACAGAAGCCTAAATCTCTCTGTTCTTACTTTGTCAAAGAGGTACCGAGGCAAAATGAAATAATCGATTTATCGAAATTATTATAGGAGAAAACATGTTAACTAGAGAAAAATTAGAACATCACATCACTCATCTGCAAGAAATGCATGATGTCCTAGATCAACAGATCCAAGAAGATTATGCTAAATTTAAAGACGATACTTCACTCAATCATTTAAAAAAGAAAAAGCTACAACTCAGGGACGAAATAGAAAAATTTAAAGAACAAACAAAAACATTGTAATGCCGCTTGATAATTTTTTCGATGATAGCTTTAAAAGACTCTGTATAGGATGGGAGTTGAAATTTTGTTTTTTACCTAAGAAATGCTTTTATTCAAAAAAAATACTTTGGTTCAAAAGAGCATATTTTGGAACAGCCATACTGACAGGTCCGGGAGATTCGATCTTTTGGCATCGATGGGTCGAACGAAAAGAATTTCTTTTTCAGCAAATTAAAGGAAATGTCTAATGGGAAGATTAAAACCAGATGCTGCGTATGTCTATGAAAAAACAGACGGAATCACATATGCTAGAGAAATCGGTGCCGATCCCAATTCTAGATTTGAAATCGGTAGAGATTATGATTCTAGAACATGGGATGGAAGACCTCTGCATGAGCATTTAAAAGAAGATAAACTCTGGGGGGAGATACGTCGAGCTGCATTAACCAATCTTACTTTACAAAAAGCATTAGATCGCGCTATAATGATTTATAGACTTTCGAAAGACAACCCATCATGAGCGATAAAGTTGAACTCAAGGAGAAATTAGCAGCGATCGATCTCGGATCCAAAGAGCTCTGGGATGATATGACTGCAGAACAACAAAAATCTCTCAAACAAGAATTTTTTATATTAAATCGATATATCAGTAATGTCAAAGGACAAAGCAGAGAAATACAAGAACACTTTGTATTAACTGTCAACGAGTATTTTAACAAACACTGGAACACTTTACAGAAACACCCAAAGCTGTTATGGCAATTGTTATGTATGTGTAGTCACGAAAGCAAAAAAATCTTTTACCATGAATGGATAGGATTTAAAAAGAAAAAGTCAGAAGGAAAGGTCGTTAAGTTTCTGTTAGAAATTTATCCTAATAGAAAACAAGACGAGTTAGAATTATTATCTGCTATGTTAAATAAAAAAGAAATCAAGTATCTGGCGGAACAACACGGTTACACTGATAAAGAAATAGATAAGATCACAGGATGAAATTGCATTTGAAAGAATCTGTTAAACCTTATGTTTGTCAGCATTGTGGTCATGCCTATATGCAGGAAAAAACTTTGACCGTGCATATGTGCGAACAAAAACGGCGGTATCTTTCCAAAGAAGAAAAACATGTGGTGATAGGGTTTCAAACCTATAACAGATTTTATCAACTAACGCAAAAATCTAAATTTCAAAAAACCCACGACGAGTTCTCACGCAGCCCTTATTACAATGCTTTTGTGAAATTTGGTAGTTATGTCAACAACGTTAATCCTTTGTATCCTGATCAGTATATAGATTGGGTGATAAGGAGTGGTGTGAAACTTGATCATTGGTGTAGAGATAGTTTATATGAACAATATGTTTTAGAACTTATACACACAGAAAATGTGGAAACTGCTCTACAACGATCTGTTACACACATGCAAGCATGGGCTAATGATAATAACAGCCTCTGGAGCCATTATTTTAATTATGTTAGCGCCAGTAGAGCCACGTTTGACATAAAAGATGGAAAAATTAGTCCTTGGCTATTACTAAACTGTCAGACTGGAAAAAAGCTATTGACTTCACTCAACGATGAACAATTAGATTCGATAAGTACAGTTATAGACCCAAATATCTGGATCAAAAAGTTTAAAAAACAACGTGATGATCTAGCTTTGGTCAAAGAAGTCGTCAAGGAGGCTAATCTATGATCGTTCCGTCGAATTCCCAAGCAACAAAGTTGGATTTAGAAGTAATAGTTAGCGAAGATGATGCAGCAGTATATGTTAAATTGACAGATTTTGATAATTTTGAAGATGCTGATAATTATGCAAATCATTTAACTGAACATTTACCCTTGATGCTTTTTGAATCTGAAATAAGACATTAAAATGCCCGATATTGACATCGATTTCGCAGATAGGAATCTAGCCTTAAATGTGATCAAACATATTAGAGCATCTCGCAAAGAAAATAATGAAACGGTTCCACACAATACAGGGATATATATACAAAATATTCCTTATGATCCAGTAAATAATCTATCAGGAATAGACTACAAAGAAGCAGAAAAAAGAGGATATTTTAAGATCGATTTCCTCAACGTCAACATTTATAACAAAGTCAGAGATGAAGATCATCTCAAACAACTAATGGAGACTGAACCGTTATGGGAACTTTTAAAACAAGACGATTTCACGGACTTACTATTCCACATAAATGGACATGGTTACTTAATGAGACAGATGGGCCCATCGAATGTAGAAGAGTTGGCAATGTGTCTCGCTTTGATCCGCCCAGCCAAGAAACACCTCGTTGGGAAGACATGGACAGAGATTGGGAAGACGATATGGAAGAAACCAGAGAACGATGAATATTATTTTAAGAAAGCCCATGCCGTCGCCTACGCTATGGCTATAGTAGTGCAGATGAATTTAATCTGCGAATCTATCAGTTACGGATACAGTTAAATTATTTGGCTTTTCTAACTAGCTGAACACTTTTACGTTTGATTCGTTTAATAGTAAGATTCATAAGATTTACTACTGGACCTAGTATAATCCGAACATCCT